CAGCGTGGCCTAAAGGCCAAGGGGGTGAGTAGACACCGTAGACAGCATCGGTGGATCGCCACGGAGGCCCTTTTGGACGGCATTATTCACACTTTGCATAGTAGTAGACAGCGTGACGCTGTCTACCGGTCAAAACTAAACATAGCCTGCCAGTATGCAAATCTACCTCTCATGAAAAGCGCTATAATTTTTGCCCCTCTCCTCCCCGGCACCATCCTCCCCTGACCCGGGGCTGGCCCGAGGGGCACTAGAAGGAGCCGCGGCCGGGCTACCGGCCCGCCTGGCGCGGGTCCTGGGCCTAGAGGAGGTCAAAAATCCTCCTTTGACTGGCTTTGCTTCCCCCCGTACTCCTTCAGCGCCGCCCTAAAAGCCTGCCGCGCGTACTTTTCCTCCGCCTCATTGCGGCACACCCACTCTGGCTAGCTCTGGAGCTATCTTGTGGTCCGCCACCCTCTTGTGGTAGACTTGTTGTGGTAGACTTGAGGTGTACTCCACTCGGGCGGCGGGGTGCTCCCACACCCCGCTAAGTGCTTTTCTCATACCGCTTCCTCCTGAAGCTCCTGTTTAGGCGAAGCCCCCGGGCCTTTACCCGGGGGTCTTGGCCTGGAGGTAGCGCTTCTCCAACCAGACGGCCTGGTGGGCGAGCTCTAGGAAGGCCTCAAAGTCCTCCGGGGGTTCGCGGTGGAGCCAGTGGCGGATGAGGGCCTGGAGCTGGGCGATGGGCGGGAGGTCGGCGTCCAGGCTCCTCAGGCGGTCGGGAAACCCAAAAGCTCCAGGATCCCGTTCGCCGCCTGGAGGGCGAGGCCGGGCTTCTCCTCCAAGAGGGCCTTCCAGGCCTCGGGCTCCTCGGCGAGCTCGGCGGTGAACTCAATGGCGGCGCTCACCGGGGCCCGGGAGATGCGGGCGGTGAGGCGGTTGATCTGGTCCACGGTGGGGCGCTTGAAGGCGAAGCGCCGGCCCCCGTGCTCAAGCGTGTAGAAGGGCTTCTTCTCCATCCCTCACCCCTAGCTGTGCTCCACGCCGCCCAGGACGGTGAACTCCAGCTCCACCGTGACCTTCTCGGTGTCCTGCTCCACGCCGCCGAAGGAGCGCTTGGTGAAGAGGCAGTCCTTGAGGGTGTCGGTGACGGTCGCCGTGCCCTTGTCGTAGGAGACCACGATGTCAAAGGGCTCCAGCTTGAAGACGTTCCCCTCGGGGGCGGCGGCCCGGAGGCGGTCGTACTCCTCGCGGAGGAGGGTGAGCTTCCCCGAGCCCTCGTAGTTCCCCTTGGTGTAGCCCCTGGGCGTGCGCCCCTTGCCGAAGATGGCGTTGACCTTCTCGGAGTCCTCGTAGTCAATGGAGAGGACGTCGGCCAGGGGCACGCCCTTCACCTGGATGCTGATGTGCTCCCAGTCATAGTAGCGGCCGTTGATGGGCATGTCTTACCTCCTCACGCCTTGGCCTGGGCCAGGAAGGGGTTCTCAAAGCCGATGTCCAAGGTTATCTCCCTGAGATAGCCCAAGGGGACGACCCGCACCTGCAGGAGGAGGGTGCGGGAGGCCAGGATGTCCTGGCCCGGGGGCACCACCACCCGGCCCCGGGCGATCTCCCCCAGGGACTGCATGACCCGGAGAGGGGTGTTGGCCCGGGCGATGAGGCTGGCCAGGGAGGCGTTCAGGTCCGTGGGGTCCACGTGCCACTGCACGAAGTCCAGGAGGGCCTGGCGGACCTGGGTGACCGCCTTGTCCATGACCCTCCGGTTCTGGACGGTGGCGTAGTCGCTGGTGGGGGGCGCCGCCATGCGGCCCTCCACCAGGTAGACCCCGTCCCGCCCGATGAGCCGGTAGACGGTGGTGAAGCCGGCCGTGTCCAGGGCCAGGGCGTGGGCGTTGTTGAAGAGGCTCTTCTTGCCGTAGTCCGTCTGCACGAAGGGGGCCACGGCCACCACGCCTGGGAGGGGCCCCAGCTGGACCCAGGCGGGGGAGACGTGGACCCGGTTCCGGGAGATCCGGGCCCCCACCCGGGAGGCCAGGCTCTGGACCTCCAGCCTCCCGCTGAGGGTGTCCACCACCTCCCCCCAGGCGGCCACGATCATGACCCGCTTGGAGGTGAAGCCCCCCTTCTCCGCGAGCCTGGCGTTCACCCAGGCGTCCGCGTCGTTGCCCGGGGCCGCGGTCTCGGTGAGGAACCAGATGTAGCGGAACTGATTCTCCGCCTCCGTGGCCAGGGCGTCCAGGGCGGCCCACATGGCGGCGTCGGTGGGCTGGGCCACCTGGATGTACTCGTAGAGGATGGGGGCGTTGAGGGCCTCCCGCACGGCGGCCTGGACGCTGGAGACGCTGGCCCTGGGGGCGGTGGCCTGGAAGCGGTAGACCGCCCCCGCGGTGTAGGTGCCGGTGCCGAAGTTCAAGGTGAGCCCGGTGCCGGGGAGGGTGTAGCTGGCGGTGGTGACGATCTCGGCGCTCACGGTGTCCCCGCCGTCCAGGCTGTAGGTGAAGGTGGCGGTGCCCACGGCCCCGCCCCGGACGATCCGCACCACGATCTCGTAGGCGTCCAGGGGGCTTCCGCTCACGCTCACGGCGGGGGAGGCGGGGTTGGCGCTGTCGGCGGTGACGCTGCCCGCGATGTCCCCCACGGCCCGCACCGCGTAGACCTGGCCGCCTCCGTAAGCCAGCTGGTCGGCCACGGCCCGGGCCAGGGGGCCGGTGCCGAGGAAGGTGGGCACCTGGGAGAGGTCGGAGAGGCCCACCACCTGGTTCACGGGCCCCTTGGAGGAGACCCCCACCACCACCCGCTGGCCGTCCCCGCTGGGGGCCACGATGCCCAAGCCCCCGTCCTGGATCTCGGGGTATACTCCTGGCAGTCTAGCCACGCTTCACCTCCTACTCCTTGGCCGTGGGCCCCTGGAGGAACTCCCTCAGGGCCCGCTCAAACTGGGCCCGGGAGACCCGGGTCCCCACGGCCCAGCCCATCCGCACCCGGAGGCCTGCCAGGGCCCAGGGCTCCACCTTGAGGAGCTCGGCGAGCTCCTCCACGGTGGGGTCGGGCTGGATCTCCTTGTCCTCCACTTCCTTGGTCTCCTTGGGCATGTCACACCTCCTCTACGAGCCCTTCCACCTCCACCGCCACGGGCACCCAGTCCACCCCCTCCAGGAGGTAGACCTCCACGGGGATCTCCAGGGCGAGCCCGTTTTCGGGGAGGAGGAAGCCCTCCTCGTCCTGATACGAGAGCGCGATCTCGTCCAGCTTGGCCTGATAGGACCCCCCGGCTTCCAAGGGGGTGTGCCAGAGATAGAGGAGTACCCCCACCAGGAGGCGGTCCAGCTCCTCCTGGCTTCGGGCATAGAGTTCCAGGCGGGCCCGCACGAGCCCGCGATACAGGGTCCGGGTGGTGCGCTCGGGCCCCGCCTGCACCCGGCTCCCGTCCCGCCGCAGGCTCCCCGAGGTGAGGGCGAGGAGGGCGGCGGGCACCGTTCGGTAGGCCTCCTCGCGGCTCCGGCGCACGAGGACCCGGGTCCGGGGAAGCCCGGCGTGGACGCAGGCCTCGGTGAGGTAGGCGAGCACGGGGGCGGTCATCTCCGGGAAAGCCAATCCAAGAGGAGGGCCTCGGCCTCCCGGCGGTCCTCCTCGGTGAGGCCCAGGAACGGCCGGGCGGGGATGCGCACCTTCCTCCCCCGGCCCGCCCTTCCCCCGAACTGGTGGATGGCGGCGTAGACTAGGTTGGTGCCCACGGCGATGGCGTTCCCCGCGACCTTCCAGCCGATGGAGGCCTTGAGGCGTCCGGTGCGGATGAGGGGCTTCCGCAGGGCCACGCGCCGCTGGGCCCGGGCGGAGAGGCCTCCCTTGGCGCGGTCCCGGCCCACCTCCCCGAGGAGGGTGGCCGGGGAGAGGGGCGGCCAGGGCCGGCCGTCCGGCCCCCGGCTCTCCTCGAAGCGGCGCTGGGTGCGGGCGTGGACGCCCTCGGCCACCGCCCGCTTCACCGCCTCGGGGACGCCCCCGGAGAGGCGGTGGAGGTGCCGGTGGAGGTCCCGCCAGTCCCCCCTAAGCCGCACGCCCATCAGAAGTCCTCCAGGCTCTCCCGGCTGAAGGTCCTCTTGCCCTGGACCTTCGCCCCGCCCTTGGGCTGGGCCGGGGCGGAGGCTGGGGGAAGGGGGAGGCTGGCCTTGCCCAGGGCCACGTCCTTGAGGAAGGCCACCGCGTCCCGGTACCGCTGGAGGAGGACCTCGTCGGCGGTGCCGGGTCGGATGCCCCGCCTGAGGGCGAGCCGGTAGACGGCGATGTCCAGCGCCTTGGCCCGCAGCACCTCGGGCAGGGCGGGGAGGGGGAGGGCGTAGCGCTGGGCCAGGTAGCTCTCCACCTCGCCCCAGGCCTCCCTGAGGGCGGCCTGGGCCCGGGCCTCCCCCTCCGGGGTGAGGACCCCCGCCCCCTCCTCGTCCACCAGGTAGAGGAGGGTGTCCAGGGGGAGGGCGTGGCGGAGGTCCTCTAGGGTGATCATCAGGAGCCGGCGCCGGTGGAGCCGTAGGCCAGCTGCCAGTAGAGGTAGCCTACGGCCTTGCGCTCGTACACGCCGAAGACGTACTCGTTGTGGCGGAAGACGTGGTCGTCCTCGGGGTCGGTCTTGGCCACCCACTCGGGGTCCATGCGCCGCTGCAGGATGAGGGGCTTGATGGGCCGCGAGCCGTCCACCAGGAACCAGTGGCCGGCGTAGCTGTCCACCAGCCACGGGTTGACCACGACCTCGGCCGCCCCGTAGTCGGGGTTGGCCCCCCCGTTGGGCAGGGTCGGGACCCCCACGATCTCCGTGGCGGTGGGGGCCAGCTGGGGGCCCACGATGAGGAGCGGGCGGTCCAGGAAGAAGCCCAGGGGGTAGCCCCGGCTGTCCTGGAGGCTGCGCATTCCGGCCAGGGCGGCCCGGAAGCTCTCACGGGTGAGGGGGTTGGTGCCGGCGTTCTGGTAGTTCTTCTTGCCCACCCGGTGGGTGCCGAAGAAGTTGGCGCCATCGGGCCCCTGGGCGCTGAAGCCCTTGAGGAGGAGCTGGGTCACCAGGTAGTCATCGTGTTGCGCCCAGCGGAAGGCGTACTCGCGGGCGTTGGCGCCCACCTGGTCCAGGAGGTCGTCCTCCACGTCCTTGCGGGCGATGGCGAAGGTCATCTCCCAGTCGGCGTTCTCCAGGTTGACCGTCTTGAGGCTCAGGTTCTGGACCTGGCGCTCCCCCTTCCACTCCCGCATGGTGGGGAAGTCCTCCAGCCAGGTGTAAGTGCCCACCCTCCCTTCCGTCCTGGACTCCAGGGCGATCCTGTTCCAGAAGGGGCGGTACTCCTCCCGGGCCTGGAAGACCAGGGCCCGGAGGGAGCGGGAGAGGGCGTTGAGGTTCTCCCTGTTGAGCAGCATCACCACACCTCCACCCAGACGTAGCTTCCGTCTACCCGGAGGGCCCGGCCCGCCTTGGAGCGGCCCGTGCCCCCTTTGGCCACGGTGTTGGGCCCGGTGGCGTAGACGTCCTTCCCCAGCTCCGTGGCCCCCACCGGGTCGGCGGGGTCGTTCTCAAACCGGAACACCCCGCGCCGCACCAGGACCTCCTTGGCCCCGTCGGCGCCCCCGGTGTTGTCCACGGTCTCCTGGGCCACGCCCAGGGCGATCTTGCCGGTGCCAGGCCCGGCCTCCTCGGCGTAGCCCCCCGAGACCATGACCAGCGCCCCCTGCCGGATGCGGGCGTTGGCCCGGACCGGCAGGGCGATCAGGTACTCGTCTAACCAGCGCTCGGTGTCAAACATACGCTACCCCCACTTCCTCCACGCCTCGTCCTTCACGCCCAGAGCCCGGCGCAGCCGCTCGGCGGGGTCCTCCTCCAGGGGGGCCCTGGGGGCCTCGGCCCGGGGCAGGCTGGTGGGCACCAGCCGGGGCATCCCCTCTAGCGCCTTGCGGGCGGCCTCCAGGTCGGCCCGGGCCTGGGCCAGCCAGAACTCCCGCTGGTGGGGCAGGATGCGCCCCTCCTCCAGGGCGGCCCGCACCAGGGCTTGGGCCTTCTCCTCCCGGGTCTCGGCCCTAAGGGCCTCCAGCTCCGCCCGGGTCCTCTCCAGCTCCGCCAGGGCGTCCTGGGCCGCCAGGAGCCTGAGGAGCTTGGCCTTCAGCTCCGTCTCGTCCTCGGCCCCCAGGCCCACCTCCAGGACCACCCGGCCCACCCGGGCCTCGGCCAGGGTCCTCTCCAGGGCCTGGAAGGCCTCGTCCTCCGTGGCCTGGGGCGGGAGCCCCAGGGCCTGCCTGAGCTTCTCCAGCATGTCCGCCTCCGCTTCTATGCGCTTTTGCATCCGGATGCCGGGGTTGTTGGTGAGGGCGAAGGAGTGGTAGCCCAGCACCCGGTGCCTGCCCAGCTCGTCGGGCCGGGGGTCGTAGTAGAAGACAGGGCTTATGTAGGCGTACTCCCCCCGGCTCACCCTCTCCCGTCCCGTCTCCGACCACTCCACCAGGCCGTAGACGAAGCCGTCATCCCCCACCTCCAGCCCGGTGATGAAGCCCGCCGCCGGGGCCTCCTGGCCCTGGCCTTCCTCCACCCGCACCGTCTGGTGGTGGAAGTCCAGGACCCAGGGCACGCCCCGCTCGGCCAGGTCCCGCAGGGCCGCCTGCAGGCTCTCCTCGTCGTAGAGAAAGACGGTGCCGTTCCCCACGAACTCCCCGAAGGGGTGGAGGGGGATGCGGCTAGGCGCCTCGGCCAAGGCGGCGCGCAGCGTGCCGGAAAAGGTCGGGGTGGAGGTATCGGTATTCTTGGGGAAGCCGGTCAAACTCGGCATAGGGCCTCCTCAGGACCACGCCCCAGTAGGCTCGGTTCTCCAGCCTGGCCGTCTCCGGGGAGAGGGGCCACCGGGGGGCCTCAGGCCCCGGCGGGGGCGCTTTGAGGGCCCGCGCCTTTGCGAAAGGTGCCGTCCCGGTTGAAGATGGCCACCACCGTGTCAATGACCCAGCCCACCACCGAGTCCGGGAGCCAGGCGGGCCAGAAGCCGATGATGGAAACCACCAGCTCCTTCACCCGCTTCAGGGCCTCCTCCTTTTTCTGGATGCCTGGGACCCCGTCCATGAGGTCCTCTACCACCAGGACCGCGAGGGCGGTGGCGGCGAAGATGATCTTCAGAACCCTTAGCACGCTTCCCTCCGGTGGGGATAAAAGCTTTACCCCCTGGGCTTCCCCAGGGGGCACTTATCCCACTCTAGCTAAAGACTAACGCTTCTCTCACACCTTGTCAATCCAGCTTGCTCCGCACCTCCACCACCCGGCCCACGATCTCGGCCACTTGGTCCACGGGGATGACGGGAGGGCCGTTGGGCTCCTCGGGGTTGGTGGAGTACAGGGTGCCATCCGGCCCCATCCGCTTGACCACGTAGCTATTCCCGTCCAGCCGCGCCACCACGATGGCCCCGGGGTGGCCCTTGTCCTGGGTGTTGACGATGATGATGTCCCCATCGCAGATGGGCCGCTTCCCGGCGCACATGGAGTTCCCCCGCACCTTGAAGGCCACCAGGTGGGAGGCGCTTCCCTTCACCCGCACGGGTACGGTGCGGTCGCCGATTTCCTCCAGCTGGGCGGGGCCGCCGCCCACGTAGCCGAGGATGGGTACTCCCACTTCTTTTCGGGTCAAAAAAGAGCCTTCGGGGTAAAGCCTCTCAATGAGGTTCTCCACAGGGATTTCTAGCGCCAAGGAGAGTTTGGTAAGGGTGTCCAGGCTAGGCTTGATGTATTTGTCCCCGATTTTCCGCCCAATGACCAAGCTATACACCGTTGTGCGGCCGATGTCGTAATAATCGGCAAACTCTTCCAGCTTGCGGAAGCCTTTTTCACGCATTTTGGCCAGGATTTCCTTGGCGAAAGGCCCTTCAAGGTGGCGTTTTTTCTCCATGAATCCCCCTCCTGTCATGACCTGGGTCCCCATTACTTCCTCCTTTCGCATTACCCCTTGACTTACTCACGAGCGAGATGGTACTCTACTCTCAGATGAGAGTAAAGGCCCGCTTAAATCTTCACAAAGTTGAACGCCTCCTGGAGGAGCGCGGATGGTCCAAATACCGCCTGTCCCGCTTGGCTGGGCTAAGTTATGGGCATGTGATTATGCTTCTCCAGGGGCAACGTCAGAATCCGTCCATAGCTACCGTTGCTAAGCTGGCCCAGGCCCTTGGTGTACCTATTGAGGAGCTTTTGGAGGAGGAGGATGGCGTGGTTACCCATTGACGAAGCCGCCGCTCTGTTGGGGGTTTCCAGAGCGTGGGCTTGGAAGGTAATCAAGGAAAAGGGTCTGCCAACTAGGCCTGAGCGGATGGGTCGCGTGTACCGTACCCTAGTTGACGTTGATCTCCTCGCTCTGGCTTTGGGCAAGGGAGGCAAGGACGCGGAGGAGCCCGTAGAGCTTCACCCTTCCAGCGGTACGAGGGCTTGGGCTGATGTGGCCCATGTGGCCGAGGAGTATGGTCGGTTACCAAGGGGCCTGCGATGGGAGCTCGTCCTCCATGCCGCCGATCGGTGGGGTGTGACCCCCGAGTACGCTTACCGAGTCATTCGGCGCTATCGGGAGCAAGGGGTGAGTGGCATCACGCCGAAGGCGCGCCAGGATAAGGGGGCACACCGGATTCCCGTTGAACTTCGCCAGCTCATCCTGGGTCTGAAGTTGGCTCACCCCGGAGCCTCGGCCTCAAAGATTCTGCGCATTATCCAGTTGAACGACCCCGGTCTTTTGCGATACAAGCCGTATAAAAACGGCTCTACCATAAACACGCTTTCCGCCTCCACGGTACGTAGGTTAATCAAGGCAGCTGAGAGCATCCCCGCATTCCGCTGGGCCCTCCTCTCTGACGAGGGTAGACGGGAGTTCGCCCGTACCTGGGCGGGGCACGTCCTGGCCGAGTACCCCATGCAGATGGTCATGGTGGACATGACCCGATGTGACGTCTTCGTCTTCAATCCCGATGAGGATACCGCTTACCGCCTTCGCATTCACGTGGCTCTGGACGTTTATTCCGGGGCCTCGCCCAGTTTGGTTTTCAGCCGCGAGGAGTCCCAAGTCCCCACGGACCAGCTCCTTATCCTGATGACCCAGGACAAGCAAGAGTGAACTGGCCCCGTCATGGGACATCTTCGGCATCCCGGAGCGGATTTATTGGGACAACGGCCGGGTTTATCGCTCGGAGAAGAGCGAGCACTTCGCCCGCCAGCTGGGCATTGAGCTGGTCTACTCCCGCCCCCGGGTTTCCCACACTCGGGGGCGCGTTGAGAGGTTTTTCGGTGCGTTCCACCAGGAGTTTGAAGCCCTTTTGCCTGGTTACGCGGGCCGGGACGCCACCGAGCGGGATTCTACCCAGCTGAAAAGACTGATCGCCAACACTCGGGCTTGGGTGGCGGCGGGCATGCCTCCCGAGGAGGACCCCTACCCGAACCGCCTCCTCCTGGAGGAGGAGTACAAAACCAAGGCCTTGGCCTGGCTCCTTCAGGACTGGCACCGGAAGCCGGTGGACGGGAATCTTTCCCGGGCCGACCTTTTCAGGGCTTTTGTTCCCCGCCACCGTCTCGTGAGGTTGGACCTCGGCGACCTTTATCTCCTTACCGCCTACCAGACCGAGCGGGTGGTGCGGGGGAACGGCACCGTGGCCTACAACGGCAAGACCTACTATCTCCGCCCCGAGGACGGATCCCTCATTCCCTGGCAAGGGCAGAAGATCGTGGTCCTGGACGTCCGGGTTCTGCCCGGCCAGCCGCTTCGGGCCGCTCTGCGTCAGCCTGATGGGAGCCTAAAGGTCCTCGGGGAACTCGTTCCCGAGCCCCTGCGGGCCGACAGCCTCGAGGCCAAGGCCAAGAGGCTGGCCGATAAGGCCGCCATCCGGGCCGTGCGGGAGGCGGCCCAGGAACTGGCCGCCCAGCTGGGCCCCGCCGTGCGGTTTGAGGAGATTCTGGAACGCCTTTCTGGCCTTGCCCCTCTGGCCCGGCGGGAGCGGGTCCGCCCGATGGCCCAGGAGCCCCTCCCCCGTCCCTCGGAGGAGGAGATCCGGGCCGCCGCGGCCGAGCTGGAGGACGGCCTGGACGACCTGATTTGGGAGCCCATTGCCCTGGGCGAGAAGTGGCTCCGGGAGCGGGGCCTTCTCCCCTCGGGCGAAGGGGAAACGGGAGGTGAAGCATGACGGAAGCAGAGATCAACAGGCTCATTGACGAAGTGTTTGGTGGCTACGTCTCCGAGGCGGAGCTGAGGGACCCCCGCAACGGGTTCATCCCCACCGCCGGCGCCCGGGCCCTGCTGGGCCACCTGGCCCTGGCAGTCCAGGAGCGCTTCCCCTTCGCCCTGGTGGTGGGGCCTGCCGGGGTGGGGAAGACCCTGACCTGCCGCTACTACGCGATGGAGCACGAAGCCCCCTGGGTGCGGGCGCAACCCGCCTACAGCCCCGTGGCCTTCCTGGAGGACCTTGCAGTGGAGCTCCGCATTACCAGGCATAAGGTCTTTCGGGTCCTCCTCACCATGATCCGGGACGCCCTGCTTCTCCGGCCTCGGGCGGTTTTTGTGGATGAGGCCCAGCTCATGGACCGCCCCACGCTGGAGACGGCGAAGTACCTAGCGGACGAGACCGGCTCCACCTTCGTGCTCATCACCACCGATGAGTATGCCCCCCAGATCCGCCGCTACCGGGATATTGAGTCCCGCATCGGCACTGTGGCCCAGATAGGACCTGTATCCGCCGCCGAACTGGTGGACATCTACGGGAGCTCGGGCTACACCCGCACCGTGCTGGAAGAGGTGCACCGGCTCACGGGCGGAATCCTCAGGGACGTGGTCCGCCTCATCAAGCAGATGGACACGCTGGTGGAGCTCAACCAAATCCCCAAGGGAGCCATCACTCCGGCTCACGTGCGGCGCCTGGCGTCCCGGCTGAACCTGGCAGGAGGTGCAGCGTGAGGAGGCGCCCTTTCCCCCAAATAGAGGGCGATATTCCACCCGTGCGTTACGAAGCCACCTACATCTACTTGACTGAAGACGGTACGTGGCCGAAAAACCCCATCGCCATCATCCCGAAGGACCTGGACTGGATGCAGGAGGAGACCTATGTGGCCATTCGCGACCTCCGCCCCTCATCTGTGATGGGAAGTATCTCTCACGTGAGGGTGTTAGAGGTGCGTCCTGAGATACATGTGAGTACTGGCCGTTACAGCCAGGTGATCCGGCGAGTGCTGGTCACGCCCGTCATGTCCTTAGAGGAAACAAACAAGGCCATTGAGGAGGAAAACGATGAGCTTCCCTTCTAACTTGCCACCCGCTAAAGAGGTGGTCCGCCTGCTGGAACTCCCCGCCCTCATCCGGAAGGTGGGGGAGCGGCTGACCGCCCTCCGGGCCGAGCGCCGCGCGGTGGAGCGGGAGCTGAAGGACTGGGAGGCCCGGGCCTATCTGGCCGCCGAGGGGCGCTCCGCCCAGGAGCGGGAGGCCCGGGCCCGCGTCCTGCTGGCCCAGGACCCGGAGTACCAGGCCCTGGTGAAGAGGCTGGACCAGCTTCACGCCGCCATTGACGTGGCCACGGAGGAGAAGAACGCCCTGGAACACGAGCGCAAGGCGATTTACGGGGCGCTGGTGGACCGGCACGCCCAGGCCCTGGAGATGGCCCTGGCCCAGGGCCTCTTCGGGGTCCGGCCCCCGGCGCCCCGGGGAGGGAACTGATGACCCGGGAAGAGCTCATTCGGCTCCTCAGGGAGGACCCGGAGGTCCGGGCCGCCCTAGCGGAAGCCCTCCGGGGGGTTCGCCCCCGCCCCCTGGAGGAGGCGGGAAGGGGGATCCAGGCCATTTTGGCGGAGGCGGAGCTGGAGTGGCTCCGCCGGAGGGAGGTTAGGGATGAACAAGAAGCCTAAGAGCAAGCTGGAGGAGCTGGTGGACGAGCTGGCGGAGGAGGGGCTTCCCCGGCACCTGCGGGTGGCCTACGCCCTCTACGACCTGGCCCGGGACATGGTGCGGGCGGCCAACGAGGCGCGGGACACCGAGGCCGTGGACCTGGGGGAGCTTTCCCGGCTGGCCCGCCGGGCCCTGGCGGTGCGCCTGGCCGCCGAGGCGGAGTCGGACCAGAAGGCGCGGGAGGTGCTGGCCCACCCGCACCGGATGAAGGGGGTGGAGTGCCCGTGAGGCGGCCCTTTAAGAGCGCCCTGGACACCATCCGCAGCTACGGCCTCACCCCGGGGGAGCTTCGGGAGCGGGCCAGGCTGGCGGAGCGGCACGGCCAGGCCTTCCTGGCCCAGCTCTACCGGGACGAGGCGGAGGCCCAGGAGGCGGCCCTTCGCCTCCGGCCCTGCCCTCTCTGCGGGGGCGCGGGGCGCATCGCGGACGACATCTTCTGCTGGCGGTGCGACCCCCAGCTCTCCCGGGCCTGGGTGGAGGTGCGCCGTGGACCATAGGTTCCTCATCCGCAAGCTCCGGGCCGACCCCGGCACCCCCTACCGCCTGCGCATCCGGGGGCTTACGGGGGAGGGGACGGTGTTCCTGAAGTGGGACGGGGGCGGGGTCATGTTCTACCTCCGCCCCCTCCGCCAGTGGGAGGGCCCCTACGCCGAGCCCAGGGCCCTGGAGGTCATGGCGGGCTGGCGGGTGCTGGAGGCCCGGCCCGTGGCCGTGGAGGAGGTGGCGTGAGCCTGCGCGAGCGCCTGAAGGAGCTGGGCTGGGACGGGAAGGCCCTCCTCACCCCCAACCAGGTGGCCGCCCTCCTGGAGGTGGGCCGCCCGGCGGTGGAAGACCTCACGCGGCGGGGCCTCCTCCGGGTGGTGCGCATGGGCAAAAAAAGCTACATCACCCTGGCCAGCCTGGAGGAGCTTCTGGAGGGGGCGGTGCCCAGGCGGCGGGCGGTCTGGCTGTCTCTGAGGCTCCTGGAGCGCCTGGGGGCCCGGGTGGAGCTGGCCACCCACCCCGAGGGCTACGCCGCCCGGGCCCTGGGGGAGGAGGGCCGGGGGCTGACCCCTGAGGAGGCCGTCCTGGCCCTGGCGGACCGGCTCGCGGGGGAGGTGGAGCGTGAAGGTGGAGATCTCTGAAGGCGACCTGCGGGCCGCGGCGGAACTGCTCTTGCGGCGGGGGGAGTGGGGCGTGGCCCGGGCGGACTTTGAGCGCCAGTTCGGGGGGGACCGCCGGGGCCGGGCCATCATGGCCGAGCTCCGCAAGCGGGGCATCCTCCCCGTGGTGGTGGCGGAAAACCCCGCGGGGGACGAGGTCTACAAGGTGGCGGCCTCGGAGGCGGAGTTCCGGGCCTTCCGCCAGAGCCTGGTCTCCCGCATTGAGGAGCTCTACGCGGCGGTGCGGGGGCTGGACGAGGCCTGGGCCCACTGGCAGAAGCACCGGGCGCCCCGTTGGCGCCAGCCCAGCCTCTTTGAGGTGGGCGATGGAGGGAGAGGATGAGGTCCTGGCCTTCCTGGCGGGCTTCCCTTCGCGCTACCCGCGCCGGGTGGGGGAGCTGGAGGTCTACGCGTATCGCGACGAGCGGGGACGCTGGACGCTGGCCCTCTTCCGGGGCGAGGTCCTGGTGGCCCTGGACTGGGGCTGGGACCCGGAGGAGGTAGAGGAGGCCCTATGCAGGCGCTTCGGTTCTTGCTTTGGCAGGTCCTGAGGGCGCGGGCGCTGGAGCGCCGGGCCGCGTGGCGGGGCTACGTGCTGGACAGCTTTCCCGAGGCCCCGCCCCTCCCGGGAGAACCTGAACCGAGCGAAACTCCTACGCTCCATGCTCCTGCTACTCCTAAATGGGAAAACCCCGATGCCCATCGCGAAACATTTAGGAGCACCCCCCTGCTCCTAAATGGGGAGGGCGCTCCTAAATCCGAGGATGGCGGGGAAACCCTTCAGGAGGGCGCTCATTTTGTGCAAAGCGATGGGGAAGGCACTTCTCAGGACGAGGACCCCGGGAAGGCGGCGGAGGAGGGGAAAGGAGGTGCCCTATGGCCCTGAGGAGCCCCTGGGACAACCTGGCCCACCTGGCCCCCGCCATCCTGGCCCGCCTAAAGGAGCGCAACTGCCTCCTCTTTCGCCTCTACGCCGATGGGAAGCCCCTGGTGGAAGGGGGTGT